GGGCTTTTTCATTGCTTTATCAGCTATATTCCCGCGTTCTCCGAACTATTCTACAGGAAAATATTACCGCAGATTTTAATATTTTCCCGCGTTCGGTACGTTTTTATGGTGCAAATTGGAAACGGATTGGCAACGGAATTTTGCGCTCATTCTCTGAGCCGCCGCATAATCGCCGCGTATTCCTTGGGGTACATCAGCCGAATGCACTCCATGTGTTCGTCCATCACTTCTAATAGCCGTTTCATTCCCGCTGAATTTGCAGCAATTGCAAACTCGCTCCCGGATATTTCATCATTTTGTGGCGCGGGAGCGGAGGAATACAGGCTTACGGGGGAAATATCAGCAGAGCGGGAATGTTCCGGAAACATATGATCTAGAATTGTATAGCATGAGGCCATCAGCTGGCATGTCGCCGCTGTCGGGCGCTTCACTGCTTTACATTCTTCGATTGTTTCCAGCAAATCCCGCTCCGCTAACATTTTTTAATCCTCCATACAACGGACGGCCTTTTCCAGAGCCTCTCGCGTCCGGCTGTCCGGCGCTTCATCAATCATGCGCCGCAGCTTATCCACCATATCTTCCTTGGCGTCTGCGCGGCTGTAGCGCCCCATGCTATCGCGTTTACGGCCTCGGTAGCTCACGCCGTCGCGGTAGTCGGCTCTGTAGCCATCCCGTCCATAGTTGCCCATGGCGTACCAGTCCCCGGCACTGCTGTATCCTTCACCCATCATAATCTTATCCAGATTCTTCATGGTGTGCGTCAGCTTGTCCACGGTTTCCAGATCACCGGCGGACAGTTCGCCTTTTTCGGCGATTTCGTCCAGTTCCCGGCACAGTGTATCTCTCAACTGTTCCCAGTGCTTCATAATTTCACCTCCTAGGCCACGCGCTCAATCATCAGATTGGCGTTGGCAACATCGATTGCCTGCGCGGAGACATTGCGCACGGATAACGCTACGCAGCACCCGCGGGGAACATCCACAAACGCGGAAGTCGCCACGTTGAATGCATCTCCCACGGCGGCGGGGGTTGCCGTCGCCGTAGTGGTGGGAAGCGCTTCACCGCCCAGCGCCAGCGCTACGCTGATAGCCCCGGCGGTGCCACCGGTAGGCACGGAGATATTTCCCACGAAAAGCACGCGATACCGCGCAATTGGGGAACATCCGCTACAAACGCCCCGCAGGGTGACAAGGCCAGCCCCGTCACGGTGAACAACATACCCCCGGCCGCATTTCACAGGCGTATCGGTAAACAGCACGTTCTGTCCGGCCGCCACGGCCTGTACAGCGTTCGCAGTAAGTTCAACCGCCATGCTCTCCCCTCCTTACGCTACGTTTCCGCAGCCGCAGCCGTAGCCGTTACCGTAGCAGCAGTTAGGATTCTGCACCTGGTAGGCAGGCACAGGCCGGGGATTGTAATAGGCGAACTGGTCAGCTACGTAGCCCTTGATCGTCAGGTTCTGGGCATTCTGGCTCGCCGCCAGCTGCGCCATGAACAACTGCTGATTCTGATCGGCGATTTTCTGATCCTTTGCCGCCAGCTCCTGTGCGGTAAGCCGCTGGTCGATGGAGCGGAAACCACAGTTCATAGCGTCGATGATATCCCGGGTGGTGTTCTGTACCGTGTTCCGGGTTTCGCAGCTCTGGGTAGCCAGATTGTAGTTCACGCCCTGAATAGCGGCGCGGTTTTCGCAGCAGCACTCCTGATTTGCCATCTGCATCTGGAAAAGCTGCTGCATCAAGGCAGCCTGCTGATTGCACCGGGAAAGCTCTGCCGCCTGGAAACCGTTGCTGATATTCTGGTTCACGCCTGCAAACCCATTCAGCATACCGGTATTCATGGCGTAGAAGCCGTCGCAGACACCGTTGTTCACGCTGTCAATTTTCCGCTCGATGTTGGAAAAATCAGACGCGAGAACATACCCGTCCACCACGCCAGCGCCGGAACCACGACCGCCAAAGCCTCCGCCCCAGCCGTTGCCGCCCCAGCCAAAGAAGCCGAAGATCAGGAAAATGATGATCCATGCAGACCAATCACCGCCCCAGCCTCCGCCATAGCCGCCGTTGTTGCCATCGGTGACAGCTCTGATATCGGCGGGGGTCATTTCGCTTGCTGTAATACTCATTTTGTTCTCCTTTCAAAAGATGAAAAATATAACAAAATCTGGCCAGATTATTGTTTACCTTCTAGGCGCTCCGAAGCCGAACATGCCCCGGAATTGCTCAAACTGCCCCTGCATCTGCTGTGCCATTTGCTGGGCTTGGTTAAGCTGCTGCTGGTTTACACGCCCGCTCTGTACAAGCTGATTAAGCAGTTGCTGCGGGTCTTGCCCCCTCATCTGCTGCATAAATTGGGGGAATTGGGAAATCATCTGCATAGGATTAGGCGTCATTGCGTTTTACCTCCGCTTTCTTGGCATCGCGTTTTCCATCCGTCAGCTGATTCAGCCGTTCCTCTACAGCGGAAAGCCGCTGCTCAAATCCCGCACTGACTGCCTCCGGGGTAGCTCCTGCGTCCCGGATTTTGTATTCATACGCTACAATTGGCATTGGTCGCCCTTGCGCGTCTGTCCGCTTTTCGTAGAATACAGGCTTGTTGCTGTCCCAGAGCCGCACAAATCCGTTTGCCGTGACGATAAACGCCTCCGCCGCAGATTCCGAAGCTACCCAAATTCGGTCATCAAGGGGCGGCTGTTGGGGTTGTGCGGGTATCTGCGGTTGCCCGATTGGCATTTGCGGCTGGAAATAGTTGGGCTGAAAATAGCCGGATTGGTAGTTGGGCTGCATATAAGGGTTTGCCATCATTCACGCCTCCAAAAATAGATAGGATTTTCGTCCATTGAGTTCCAAGTATCGTACAAAACGCCGTTTTCCACGGCAACAACGTGGTTTTTCAGCGCGACAACGTAGATCCCGTCAGGGTATTCCCGGATAAAATCGCCTACGGTGTAGCAATCCGGGCATTCCGCCGGGATTGCCGCCCGCCTGAATCCGTGCCGCCGTAACACCGCGCCCCATACGTTATTTGCGCTAGGCATATCGCATTGAGTCAGCCCCTCGCTGGCCAGCTCAACGTAGGATTGGTACCAGTCAATTCCCAGAGCCTTTGCCACAGCTCTGACTGCGCAATCGCCGACTTTCGCGGCGCGGGGATTTGGATTAAAGCTTTGAAATTCAGCCATAGGCAACTCCCCCTTTCTTCCTATAGAATAACAAAAAAGTCGGTAGGGAAACTCTCGTTTCCCTACCGACTTACAATCACATATCCTTCAAAAAGCTATCAGAAGTCTATGTTTTTTGGGAGTATGTAGCTATACTCCTGCACACTGTTATAGGAGTTTTTCAACTTCCTAATGTACCTATCTAATGTGGCAAGGGACATGCCGTAAGCGTGGCACTGCTGTACACGGCTCCATCCGGCGGCTCGGGTGCGGATGATCTTTTCCTCCAACGGCGTAAGAATCGCCAGAGAGCAGAACTCATCCAGAATCACCCGATTCCATCGGACTTTATCCACTTATCACATCAGTCCTCCTTTGGGGAACTGTAGGTTCTTGCCAGTTTGCTGTCAGCGATACCGGCGGTGGTAGGATCATTGACCACGCCCAGAATCACCAGCAGGGCAAACACGGCGTTCACCACGGCCAGCAGCTTGTCGCCGATTTCGCCCAAGTCCAGCGTAAAGCCGAACAGGGCAGCTACCGTCTGCACCAGCAGAAGCAGCGCAGGAATTGCGGCCATCCAGAAGGCTTTGTTTTTGACACGTACAATCCAGTTAATCATTTTGTTTTCCTCCTTAAATTTAGCCCAGCCCAAGCCGGGCAAGAATAAACCCTACGACAGCGGCTACGACGATGTATATGACCCTTTCCACCACCGACTTCCACCGCTTGCCGGGTTCGGATTTCAGCTCCTGCACGTCCGCGCAAAGGCCGTCAACCTTAACCCCGGTAACTTCCACACGTTCAGCCATCACCGCAACAGACGTTGCCAGCGTGTTCAGCGCTTCCGTTTGCTTTTCCAGCGCGTCCAGACGGTGAGAGTTGGATTTCCCCCGCTGCTCTACAGCGGAAATCCACTTAGTGATCTCAGCTTCTTCCATTGGCATACTCCCTTCTCAGCCGTTCCACCGGCTGTATTTTCCGTTGTCCTCATGAATACCCCAGCTGTACAGCCCCAGACCGCCCCGCCCGGGGATTTTCTCGGCCTGCACCTCCTGGGCTATGGCATACAGCTTCTCCGGGGAGATAGCCCCTGAGAGGTCTACAGCCTGTCCCGTGGTGTGCAGGGAGTTGGATACACCGCCCACCTCGGCATTGTGCCGCTTGCACCTCACACCGGAATTCACATTCAGGGGAACCCCAGCCCGACGGCGTATCTCATCCGCCATGCGGACGGTTTCCTCTGCGGGTTCTGCGGGGAAGCCGTTGCAGTATTTCCCGCCGCACTGGCACCGGAACTCCTCCCGGGTGAAATACCGGATATCGTCCCAGAACGTCCCGGTTTTCGGCGCGTCGCTGCTATCCGGCTTCTCCACCTTTACCGCCGTCCCGGCGATAGCGCCGATGAGCATTTTCTGGGTAGCCGCCCCCGGTATCCCGTCCACGGTAAGCCCGTAGTCCGCCTGAAACGCCCGAATTGCCCCTTGGGTATTCCTGCCCTCAATGCCGTCGATCGAGCCGGGAGAATAGCCCAGATAGGCGAGCAAACACTGAATTTGCTTTACCGTCATACGTTCACCTCTTCCCAGCCCTGGGGGTATGCGGACGGCGACCATACATTACTGTCCAACGTGGAGCGGTACACTTTACTGCCCTCCGTGCAGCAGTCGCCCTTATTATAGGGGCTGGTAGACATGGCGACGAACGGCAACGCTTTCGCTGGGTCGGTGCTCCAAGCAAACCCCCACTGTGCAGGAAGTTCCTCTGGCTCCTGGGTGTAGATAGTGCTGTCATAGGGCTGCACCAGCCGCACCACACGGCCAGCAGACGATTGGCACACAAACCCGGCCTTGCGCTCCAACATGTTTGTGTTTGTGACAGCGGCCTTGAAACTGGGAATGTCGCTATCCGCCGCGTACAGTTCGGTGCCTGTCATGTCCGGGGCTTTCTCTTGTAGGGCGAGTGCGTTCGCCCGCCCCTGGGCATACATGATGCTTTTTCTTTCCTCTTGTGTCACAGACTGTCAACCCCTTTCTTATAAGCTTCATCCAGCTCTTTAAGCTGTTCCTCGCCGCCGCTGGCTTTTATTTCCGCAATTTTAGCAAGGATAACGTTTTTGCGCTGCTCGATGGTCATGAATTATTCACCCCCAGAGCGGTTTCGATTTCAGTCAACGCAGATTCATACTCGGTGATCTTCTTTTGTGCTTCTTCCAGCGGGGTGAGAATTTCAGTCCCGTCCCGATAGAATTTACCATTGCTGTAGGTATCGCCGATAGCCACGGGGCGGTCTGCAGGGTTGATGAGGAATGCCGTTTCTGGCTCGGAATCGGAGCACCATAGCATGTTGGCAACTACTCCGTTTTCAATGAGTGCCATACTTTTGGCCAAAAATATCACATCCAATCTTTTATTATTTTTGCGACTCCAATCCTCCGTGCCATCGAGTATATCGACGTCTTCCTTGTTGGAGGAGGAGGAGATGGTGGAACTAGGAATTGGAACCCGGATTCGAGCGTCTACTGTCATGGCGCGGGAGGCGGAGGAGGTTATACCAAAACGCAGAAGAATATCCATGTGACCGTTGGAACAGCATATTCTATCACCATTGGCGGTAATACAGGGACCACTAAGGCATTCGACCTGTCGGCTTCTGGCGGGGCAAATGCTCATGATGCTGCTAGAGGTTGGGAAAAAGGTGGCAATGGTGGTTCTGGAGGTGGTGCCACAAGCAAACCAGGCGGAACAAATGGTGGTAATGGCACCTCACATGAATACGCCGAAGGTGGAACTGGACAGGGAACCACTACCAAAGAATTCGGAGAGGAAAACGGCCGCCTGTATGCATCCGGCGGCAATGGCGACACATCCAATTCCACAGTGCCAAATAGTGGCAATGGAGCAGATGGAAGATCGACAGACGATTCGTCTAGATCCCAAAGGCCGGGCGCGTCCGGTATTGTAGTCATTAGGAATAAAAGATGATCATCTCTTATTCCTGATTATTATAATCCCAGAGCCGCCTTTGCCTCCACTTGACCTACCTCCTCCGCCTCCTCCGCCGGTATTCGTTTCCCCGGCAGAACCATTTGTTGAACTTCCATTACCCCCACCTCCAGCTCCACCAGCTGCTGGTTGTGTAACGCCACCGGGGCCACCGCCCCCACCACCAGAATATAGCTTTCCATCATTTTCTGCAAATTCTCTGGTGGTGGTTCCTTGGCCGATACCGGCATCGTAACCAGACCCATACGATCCACCGTTGCTTCCATTGCTCCCGCCTTTACCAACGCCACTTCCTCCACCAGAGCCACCATTTCCTCCGTTATTTTTAGATGCATTCTTTCCAGCATTTGCAATAAAGCCAAATGCTGTGGATGAACCGCTGGAAGCACCGATAACGATTGTATATGCGACATTCGTGTTAATGCGATATGCTTTCTCTGTGGTTGTATAACCACCACCGCCTCCCCCAGCACCAGCATAATCTTGCGCACCATCTCCTCCTCCTCCAACAAGGAAGACGTCGATACCGTCCTCTGCACCATTGAGGTTGGTAAACGTCAGCGTGCCAGAGGTAAGGAATCGGATTTTCCAGTTGCCCTGAGATACGGTGATAGGCTCGTCAGAATCGTTGACGATCTCATAGTCGCCGGTGTAAGTAAATTCGGGGATGGTATTGAACGAAATCGCCGTGCTGTAATCGGTTGTGATGACCACATTTTTCTGGGCAGTCTTACCGTCTCCGGTGATGGTAACTGTCCACGTCCCGCTTGCAAGCCCCTTGAACACCACAACACCCGTTGTTCCGGAGCTCTTGGTCTTTGTCTTGCCGTCCTTGGAAACGGTCACGGTGACATTCGCCGGGGCTGTGACGGTCAGGGTGCCGCCTGTGCCGCCACCTCCGGTATTTACTCTTCCAATCATGCGCTTACACCGCCTTTCCAGCAAATAATGGTGGGAATTGTAATTGCCGATTCCGGGGCGCTTGCGGCATACAGATACACGCCGCCGTTATAGGTAGCTGCAACAGGGGCAAAATTGCCGTCAATTGCGTCTGCCACAGCAAGAACCACCTCCGGAATCATGGTATCCAGCACCCCCGTCAGCGCGATAGCCGCACGGAATGGATAATCCTGATATGTAGAATCAGCCACAAACGCGGATACCGGCACGCTGATGTTCGTGAACAGGAGCTTTTTCAGCTCCACCGCCGTACCGGCTTCCAGGTCTGCCAGCTCCCGGTTGATGGAATCCAGAACCGATGTGGCTTGTGCCGTGGTATCATCAAGCACATCTTTTACTTGTGCCTGCGTTTCCTGCAGGAGCGTGGAAAACTGACTTTGCATCGTGCTGGTATCAATGCCCACCTTTTCCGTCACCAGCCCACACACCGAAGCGTCAAGCCGCTCGTCCGTAATCATGGAAGCGGTGATAGCGGTTGTACCGGCTGCAACGGAAATCCGCGCAAGGCTGATCTGCCGGATTGTGCTGTTGTTTGTCAGCGCCGGGGCTGCCGCCGTCCCGGATTTTGCGCCTTTCAAGATTTTCACTTCCGGATAGTCCACGTAGTTTGTGGTTTTCCACTCCACGATTACGCGATCAATCCGGTTCAGAACGCCGTCTGCCGCATCAATGACAAGCTGCAATTTGGCACCATCAACGGATTCATTATCAATCCACCACACAATGCCGTTCCTGCCGGAATTCGCCATCCATCCGGTTCCGTCTGAGACTTCCACCGCCATTCCGGGCGTGGAAAGCGCCTGCACGGATGCATTGCTGCCAGCGGCGAAAACGCCGGATGTGCGGCCATGATGCCAACGCATAACGTCTTCTGCGCCTATGTATGTATCTTGGTTATTCGGGAAACTTTTGATATTAGCCATTTAATTTCATTGCCCCCAATGCTGTAAGAATAGGGTCGCCCAGGATAACTTCTGTCCGGGCTTTGTTGCTGTCCAAGGTGTACTTAATACCCGTAATCCGGGCGCTGAACGATACCCCGAACCGGGCAGATACGCACGATACAATGTCCCCCAGAGCGTAATACTTGCCCAGATCTTCCGGGTCGATGGATACGGAAAAGGACTTTCGCCGGATACGCTTTCCCAGCTCCATCTGTCCATAAGCACGCGCACGGGCTTTGCAATCAGCCGCAGATTCGTCATTTTCCTGCCGAACGGCAGTTTTGAACCACACTTCCCGGCGATTGTCCCCGGTTGCATCGCCGACGATTTCAACAAATGTGTTATCCTCTCCGCTAAGGCTTCCCTGCACATAGGCCACATTACAGAGGGTGGAATCGTCGTCGTTGATCACAAGGTCTTTTGCGCTTCCCTGTTCCTCCGAAAAGACAATAGCGTGAATGCCAGCCGTCAGGTCGCGCCCCTTGTAAAGGCGGAAAGTGTGTGTCATGTCGTCGGGGTTCCACTCCATTGTGTGGCCTATGCCTTTTTCTTCAAGAAACGGGATAATTTCATCCAGCAAATTCCCGCCCATGAAAACATTGTCCGTTTTATCGGTCATCCCGGTTGCCTGTGCAACCTGAATCCTTGTCATTCCCCGGAGATTATCGCTTACCAGCTTGTACACGCCCGTCTCAATAGTTGTCATGTGGTATTCCGCTGCAATGATGCGCTTATTCAAAAGCCAGTTCGCGGTGTAGCCGTTCGCCGTTATGCGGTTCGTGGTCGTGTCAATCTTTGTGTTTTCTATCACAAATGTTACGTTTCTGCTCGTATCATACAGGAGATTGCCGACTTTCAGCACGTTAATGTTGTAGTCGCTTACCGGCGCAACCAGTATCAGCTTTCCGATATCGTTGTAGTAAATATTCATGATAACACTGATTGCGTGCCGGATTTCGTACCGTGTGGAAAAGTCCTCTTTATAGATTTCAAAGCTCATAGCGCGATCCCCACGATCTCCGTTGCGAAATCAATATCCACCTGCAAATTCGCAAGCCCGCTTGTCGCTTCCGGCTTCAGCACATTATCCCCAACTTCCAGCTGAAACAAAGTGCTTTTCAGGCTCAACGCGCCCCGGCAATCTCCGTCGACGGATGACGTTACAGTTGTCCGATCGTGCGTAATCTCTACAATCAGCCGCTCCCCGCTGACGATAGTTTTATTTATCAGCAGAAATTTTCCCGTCGCGGCGTTGGTGATTTTGGGATTTTCCACATCACCGCTTGCCGAAAGAGTAGCAGTAAACGGGACGGGAACCTGGCCGCGGTTCTCCACATTGATAAATTTCGCTTCAAACAGCTGTCCGAAACGATACGGCCTTGAAATGTTCCACGGGAATTTGAATAGCTTTTGAATGCCGGACAACGTTACCGCTGCGGAATCGTCCTTGCACCAATACGGATACGCCGCCAAAAGGGAAAACTGGAACTGTGCGCCCCATTGTTTCGCCTCAATGTTGGGTGTCGCCGTAGGCCAAACATTCAGATAGTAATCATCCGCATATAGCTTCCCGGAAATATCGGGGCGGATGACGGAAAGCAGCTTTTCTTTATTCGCTGCTTGTCCGTCTCCCACCAGATGCCCGTTGACATTTACAGGCCGGGGCTGAACGTTTTTGCTCTGAATTGTCGCGCCCGTCTGGTTAATGCCCTTCGCCTGGGACAGGGATACCGTTACCGTATCGATGCCCGTGGGCTTATTGATAAGATATCCTCCGGCATAATCAAAGGTAACGCTATCCCCGTTTTCGTTCACGTAGCGGAACAACTTGCTTAAATTGTTGAAGTTCGTCAAATCGTCCACCTCGCTTGTGTGAAATACGCTTCTGTAGCCGCTGCCAGTTCAACAGGCGTTTGTGCAACGGACTGGATATTCTGGATGATCGTCACACCACGCGAACCGCCAGCCAAACCAGCTCCGTCGTAGTCCGCCCCACCAGATGCACCAGCAGATTTTTCAGCCCTCCATGTGCGTGCTTCCTCTGCTGTAAGCACGGATTCGCCCTTATGAAGATACGCCAAATAGTTATCGTATGGTACGTAGTCAAGGCCGTTTTTGTGGGAACCGGATGCTTTGACGTTGGCATTTATTGTCAGGACGAACCCGGAAAAGCTATTCGTTAAACGGCTTTTCATCTGGGAAGCAAGGGAATCCATCTTATCCAAAACTCCGGGGGTGCTGCTATCGATACCAGCAACCAGTCCGCTCATGGTATTGGTAGCTGCCTCTGTAGCTGCCGCCTCCTGGTCGAGATCGCCCACCTTTTCCACGTAGCTGTCTGCGGCCTCCTGCATACGAGCGTTCACATTCTCCACCGCCAACGCCAGCCTATCGGTATAGCCAGTACCAGAGGATTCAAATGCAGAAATTCCATCCATAAGCTCCGAAAGTTTTTTGCTTAGCCCATCGGTGCCGCCGGACATATCTTCTAGTTCATCACGTAGCCCTGCAAGGAATCCGGCCTGTTCCCCCGTACTCATGGACGCGAGATATTGAGCAAGTCCGTCAATGCTAACGCCTGCAAGGTCTGCTTTTTCGGAAACAAATGCAAAATCTTCATCAATCTGCTGGAGGACTTCGGTATTTCCTTTAAGATTACCCATGAAATCATCCCACGACATTTTTGCAACTTCTATTTGGGAAGTAAATGCAGACCCCACATCATGCAGCCCGTTATAGATGGTGGTATAGGTATTCTGATAATCCTCCAAAATGGACTGTGCAGCGGCCGCATATTCCTCAGAAGCAGCCTTTATCACATTTGCGGGCTTTGCCGCTTCCTCGGCGGCGGCCTGCTCCTGCGCTTCCAAATCGGCAAGATTCTGCTCCGCCTGCTTTATGGCCTCGGCCAATCTCTCCATCTCGACGGTGTCGCCGCTGAAACCAGCGTCCGACGAGAACATTTCCAGTCTGGCTTTTGAAGCTTCCTCGTACTGCTTCTTAAGCTCTTCCACCTTTGCGCGTGCTTCTTCTACCGTCTGCGGCTCTCCGGCCAGTTCCTTGACGAACTCCTTGTGTGCCTTGGTTGCCTTGCCAATGCCAATCGCCAGAGCCGCTACAGCAGCGGCAATCAAGCCAATTGGATTCGCCTTTATCGCCGTATTCCATGCGTATTGCGCCGCAGTTGCAAGGGAAATCTTCCCGGTGAGTACACCAACGGCGATTTCACTAACGGAAAATACACCATTCAGCGTAGCTTCCGCGACCGCCGCTTTCCCGCTTTCCGCTGTGAAGAACGCAAGCGCCGACGCATTTGCCGTGAATATCGTGGCAATATTCGCAATGGCTTTTCCGGCCATATTCGCCCCGATTGCAGTCCCGGCGACGGCTGCCGCCGTGGCCGCCAACTCGAATGCAGTTACGAGAAGATCAATAGCGCTATTTGTTTCCCGGAGATACGAAATAGCCTCTACCGTGGCAGTTCCAACGCCGGTAACAATTTGCTGTACACGGGGTATAATGTTTCTTCCGGCTGTAAATACGCTGTCCACAAAGTCCTGGGTAAGTCCTTCCATGTCGGCGTTGCTGTCAGCCATGCCGGTAGCCAGATTCTGCCAAGCTGCTTTCATGGATGCCGTGGAACCCTCGATGGTGTCCGCCGCTTCATTTGCCGCATACCCAGCAAGCCCCTGCATTTCGATATAGTCCACAAGGGCGGCCTGGCAGTCAGCCAGATTGTCAATGGTGTAGGAGGTAGCCTCGCCGTTCTCTGCGTTCCACTCGTTTACCTTGTCAATCAGCTGCTGGAACCCCTCCTTTGTGGGGGCAATACCCAGCTGTAAATTGTCCAGCATGGTGTAGTTAGATTTCATAATGCCGTTAAAGGCATTTTGCACGGCTTCTTGGGTGTTTCCGGTTGCCGCCACAACGTCGGCTTCGGCGGTGATAACTTTGTCGGCAAGTTCGGCGGCGGCCTGCACATTGCCGCCAAGGGCGGTTTTCAGGCCGGTAGCAAATCCATTCACCTGCTGCAAATAGTCGTTCTGGCTCATTTGCACGGTCTTGTAGGCGTTTCTCGCTTTCTCCGCCACAAAATCGTAAGCGTCGCCGAACATCAGCTGTGCGCCACCGGCTAACTGCTCATACCGCGCATAACTTTTGTAGGCCGCTTTGCCAACGTCTGCAACTACCCCGGCGAGCTTCTTTACTCCGGCGATAATCGCGCCACTGGCAAGGTTGGCTTTCAGAACGTCGGCGAATGTGCTTGTTTTGTTTTCTGAATCCTTTAGTTTACGCTCATATTCATCTGTATCAAGCGAGATCGTCGCAAACAGCTCAAATACATTAGCCGCCATCCTGTCCACCGCCTTTCGTCACCAGTTTCAGCCCGGCATTTTTCATCACATCCGCCACGATATCCTCCGCAGACCGGCTTTCCTCCGGCTTCGGGCTGATGATATCCTCGTATCCGATAGATAGATACAATCGCTTGTCACACCCCGCCGTGTTTTGCGTTATCATCTGGATACCGTCGGTAATGTAGCGCCGAAGAATTTCGCGTTCGCATTGCTTTTTCAACTCCATGGGAAGAATGGAGAGGTACGCCCTCGCCCGTACTCTGGGGAGGGCGCACAGCGCGCTGATTATTCGCTCTGCTCCCCACGCCCCCACGATTTGAAAAAACTCAGCAGTTCCTTATCGTTGGAAAGCTCCTTAATCTGCCAAAGCGTCGCCATGGTACTCTGTGCGGCCACTTCCTCAATGCTCTTTTCGCCCATGATGGACAAAATAGCATAAATGTCGGCGCGGTGCGTTTTCAGCAGCAACGGAACAACGGTGGTAATCCTCTGCGCCCCAATCAGCATAACGCCGACTTTTGTGTAGTTTTTCTTGTCCACCGGCTTGCCGATGGCGTTCATGATTTCCTCATCAGAAACGAGATTCACAATGTGCGGGGTGATCTCGCACAGCACGTCCAGACACTCATCCGTGCCAAGTTGAGATAATTTTCTCATGCTTTTCCTCCTACATCGTAGCGGATTCGGCCTCTCCGGCCTTTACGTAAATCTCAAAAGGCGGCGTATCCTGCGCCGTGATGGAATAATGCCCGGTAAACTCGAATGCGAACTGGCCTTTGCTCTTGTCGCCGGTCTTCAGCTGGAAACCGCCAGTAGAAAGGCCGTTCAGCATATGGATGGCCATATAGCCGCCCTTTGTCGCGCCGTTTTTATCGGAGTAGTCGGCCACCAGCCAGATATCCTTGAAATCCTCGGTGGAAATATCGTTTCTGGGCGTGATTTTCCCGGCGGCTTCATCAGCGGCGGCCACCATCGATTTTGCGTTAGTGGCGTTCACAGATACGAAAGTGCCGCTAAGCTTCACCTCCCAGCCTTCCAGCCGTTTCAGCTCCTTTGTGTTCTTGGGGCAGTTATCAATATCCTCGCCGAAGTCGGAGAAGCTGGGCGTTGCCGCGAAGGTCAATCCGCCGCTGGTGGCGCCAATAATAGTGCCGTCGGCGACTTCCGCCGTATCGGGCGAAAAAGCTGAAAGCAGAACACCGGCATTCAGCACAAGCTCCTTAAAGGTATCCTGCGGAATCTGTGTAAATTTCATTGATTTCCTCCTATATGGTATTGAAAATTGCGGCAACGTTCAGTTGCCGCAATTTGATGGATTGATCTGATTCAAATGTGGAATTGATGCACCACGGCTCACCGCGCATAAGCCAAACTGTGCCGGTATCACAAGGCAGCTGAATACCTCCACGTCCTATCGTGCGGGAAATTTCCTCTGCCTTGGCATTTGGCTCCGCCTCTTTCTCCGTGTGATACCACAGCTTTACCGTCAGAGAATTCGCCATATCGCCCCACCCGCCGACGGAGACGGAATAGGTGAGGTAAGGCATTACGGTGTCGCTCGGTACCGCTGTATCCGGATACGCAGGAAGATTAAAGCCGGAAAAAAACTTGTAGAGCGCTTCTGTTGCCGTCATTTTGTCAGCTCCCATTTCTCGGCGGTGACTTGGCACATATCCAAAGTGCCGACCGTGGGCGCTTGCTTATCGCTCCCGTTGCTCGTCACCCGGAAAGTTGCGTCGTCGGAAAGCCGCTTGAATACATCATGGAAAGAAAGCGGAGTAGCGCGGCGGGTGGTAATGGTGTACACGCTGGTAACGCCCTCTTTCTCCGCGATTCTGGATTGCATGGAGGTATCCAGAATAATAGCCGCGTCGAACTCCGCGCCCGGTATCCATTCCGTTGTCCAGCCGCCCTCGCCATCCGGGGTGCGCTTCTTTTCCATCAGGGTGCATTTGGTGTTGAGGTAGTAATCAAGCAAGCTCATATCTTCCTCCATATCCGTAAGCGCGGCGCAAATACCGTTTTCCAGCTCGTGCTTTCGCCGGAGCCGGACGAACTGCTTGCCTTTGTGTACGAGTAGCCACCGAAAGATTCGCTCTGGTACGGGCTTTGTACGGCCTCGGCGTTCTTCTCCTGCCATGTGTTGATTTCTTCCAGAATCGCAAGCACCTCCGGCGGTACGCAGATTTCCGTAACGATTCCGGTATAAGTTTCGTTACGCAAATCAGCATCACCGTACACGTGAATCCCGTTATTCCTCCGGCTTCCTTCGATCAGATAGTAATCGCCGGTTTCCAGGCAGGGAATAATAAGCCGGTTGTTGGTGATTTCCTCGCCAAAAAATTCCCACTTGTCCCCGGTAAAAAAATTCCGCAGATACATAAGTAGCTCATACAAGCTCACACTCACAGCCTGCCCCATATTTACCCCTCCTTACTGGCCTTTGATAACGGCCAAAATATCCGCTTTGTTCATTGCAGCGCTGACCCCGGAAACGCCGTTTTCCTTGGCATACTCCAAAAGTTCCCTTTTGGTCATTCCGTCAACGTCCACGGCTTCCGGTGCAGATTTACCGCTCAGCGCTGCGATTAACCCCCCGTTCCCTGGGACGGGTTGGAGGCGGCGGCAGCCTCTGTGATGGTACCCTTGATAACACCGGCGGCGTACTCCACCATGATCTGCAAGCCGTCCATGACAAGGCTCTCGATCTGTGCCCGTTCCTCGTTGGCGTAACCGGACTTAATGCCGATATAGCCCAGTTCATCGGCGGTCAGGTCAAACGCCCGGGCAACGTCGCCGTTCATGGTCAGGTAGTACAGGATCAGGTTTTCCTTTGCGGTCGCCACAAAGGTGCCCTTTGTAATCCGGGAGCTGGTGATAACGGTACCCAGACCCAGGAAGTTTTCGATATAGTTCATGCCGAAAGCGGTCTGGGTGGTCAGGGCAGCCTTGCCCAGATAGGCGGAAATGTCCTCGGGGTTGACGAAATAGACGGCTTCGGCGGTGTCGTCCTCGAAAGCTACCTGAAGCTTGCCCCACGCATTCGCAAGGGCAGCTTGCAGGCCATCGCCGGTAGCGGTAACACTGTTGGCGATTGTGCCGTTCAGGAACGTGAAGAAATCGCCACGGATGCCCTTCTGTACGTCTTTCAGCAGGGCGGCGTCAGTCTCCCGGACGGCGGCGTCATAGCCGGATTTCTTGATAGCCTCGGCGGAAGCTGCCTTTCTCCACTTGTGCAGGGTGATTTCACCAATCGGCGTCTTGGTGGTCTGGTACTGGGACAGGGGGATGATTTCACCCTCACCCACGGCACCGGACTGAAGCGTGCCGGTGGTGGAATACACATACATGGTGGTTCCTTCCATCATGGGGATTTTCCGGGTAACGCCCAGAACATCCAGCAGCTTTTGCAGGGAGTTGTGGAGGAACTGCTGAACGAAATCAACCTCACGAACTCGCTTCATTTTTTCGGCGGTAATCAGGTTGGTTTCCGCCGTAGTGGTCACATTTGCCATTATTAATTTCTCCTTTCGAACTTTTGTTCAACTGTCAGGAAATCCCGAACAGTTCAGCATTCGCAAGCATTGCCGCCTGCCGCTGCGCCGTGTCCTTGATTCCCATGATCTGCTCTTTGGTCACTTTTCCACCGCCGGTCGTTGCAGGCGGAGTCTGGGTGTTGGTGCCGGTCTTGGTTTCCTTGCCAATCAGTCCCTTGTAATCGCCGGAAAGCAGGTCATCCAGTGCCTTGCTGTCCTTGATCTTCTCACCGTCCAGCTCAAGGCCATCAATTTCAGCTTTCGCTCCACGGATAACCAGCCCCATGCTCTCGGCGGGAATGCCCTTGCTCTGGAAGTACGCACGCGCGGCCTTTTCCTTGGCGGCGGCGCTCTCCTTAGCGGCAACTCCGTCTTTGAAATCCTGAAAGTCTTTCTTTTCCTTCTCGTACTTGGCCTTGTAGCCGCCGTCAGCGTCCTCCTTTTTCAGATCATCCAATTCCTTTTGAATGCCAGGAAGTTTCTCAGCGTCGGCCTTGTACTTCCCGATATCGGCTTTCAGGCCGTCCACGGTATCGGTGTGTGCTTCAATGATGGTGTCTACCTGTTCGTCGGTAAGCCCCATTCCCTTCAAAAGTTTGCGAGTTAATGCCATTGTTTCAGTCTTCCTTTCTTCGCCCCTATTCTTCGGGGACGACTGTGATATAAAAACCGCTATACTTCGCGGGTTTTACCGAAATAAACAAAAAAGAAGCCGAACAGCACGCAAAATCTACGTACTGTATCGCCCCTCAAATCGCGTCAGCGTTTTTGAACGCTTCTATAAGTTTGGGAAACTGGATAGCAAAAAAATCTACCATTTCCTCGTTCTGTGCCTATTCGGAGTTTTCCGCAAGGCCGCTTTCAAATAGAAATGCGTGAATGATCTCATGCCGCTTATTCTTTCTGATTTGAACTTGTAAGTTTTTCTTACAGGTTTGGTCGCCGACTTGCTTACTGTAGCTATCCACAACTAGTTCTTTGCTGGTTTCGTCGCAAAATCCATCACATTCTGCAAGCCGCGAATCTTCATCTTCGCAGCAAATAAAAAGCGTGTATTCAGCTCCAAGAATGTTAATTTTTCTGGTATCCACGCCCAGTCAGTCTCCTTTGCTGAGTTCGTCTTTCAGAATATTTTTGTATGTTTCCTGATGATCTGCGATTGATGGCTTAATAAATGGGTGCGCCCGGTTGCCAGCTGTCCAATGCCAGATTCCCTGCGCGTCCTGGTATTTCCACGGAGTGGGACGGCCTCCGCCTCCCTCGGCGTATTTGCCCGTTCCCATTTCCGGGTAAATGGCGTATTCGGTCGGCGTTCCAACAATGGCTTTCTTCCCATCCTTCACGGTATGTGTAATGCTGTTGCGCAAATTCCCAGTATCAACGGGGCATAAATCCTTTGCATATCCCTCAGCTTTTTCGCCACACCGCCACAAGCCGCGCTCACGCGCTTCACCAAGTGCGCGGAGGATTTCGCCAGAATTATCCACAAATGTAATGCTCACTTCCCACTCCTTTTCTGCTTCTTCCAGAGCCGGCCTTGTGCGGTTCATGGCGGCGCATACGCATAATCCACCACAAGCAGGGATTCCAGCCCGCTTCTTTTTTATCCGGTTGGAAGATTTGGGCATAGAAAAAGCACCATGCATTTTTGCACAGTGCTTTCAGTCCTTGCCATATTCTAATTGCCAAGCTTTTCTATATCTTCCCTCTTGCAGTCCAATAGTTCGTTGTTTTTGTCCAGTTCTACAAGGTAGAAAATGCCACCAGCATTACGAATATCGACGACAATTCCTGCGTCGCCTGTCTTGATGACTTTTACATGGTCGTATTCTTTAATCATGCTTCTCCACCTCTATTTTTTCTAAAACTGGTTACAATTCTCGGTTTGCTATCCGGCGTATCCTGTATCCACCCAGTAACAAAAGATCGCTTCTTTGTAACTCCCAGCTCCATGTAGATGTTAAATTGAGTTGCCCCACCGCCCAATTCCCCGAACTCCACAGCTTTGCTCATATCAAACTGCCTTGCCATATCATATCGCAGCCTAAGCGGATTATCTGCTGTGTAGCCAGCATCGAAGAACTGGTCGGCGTGCTTTGCCCCATCTTTCAAGAAATATTCCGTGTATTTCTTCGGAGTAGTTATACACTCAGCATTCTTTACAACATCGGTCTGCCGTTTCGCTGTTTTGAGCGTCTCCCACCCATCAGTATTATTATACTTCAAATCTTGGAACTTTGCAAACGTTTTCGGGGCTTTATTCCCCAAAACATTTACAAAATCAGCATATTGCCGTTTGTCGGCCTGATAGTTTTTACCAGCTTTCACCATGCCCGCCCATTTTTCCGGAGGATACTGTGCTTTCTTTTCGTCGTACCATTCTTTGTACGATTTTTTCTTTACAAGCTCATATTCCCCGGTTTCTGGATTCTTCACGCGCATCATGTGGCGTTCCGCTTCCAGATCGTCGTCCGTGGCATCCACCACCGTGCAGCGGCAATTATACAGCTCATGCCCCGGCGCTCCCAACGAGCCATCACCGGGGAACATCATCTTATAGCCGCCTACATCAAACGGCTGATCGTAGTCCACAATCTGATTGTCTGCCATACCGTGATCGTGGCGGGTGCGCAAATCCTTTGTGGCCACCCACTTTTTCTTGGATTTAATGCCCCATATTTCATCAGCGGCGGCGTAGCTGTCCATTCTCCCGGCGTTCTGTGCGGCGGTAACTGCCGTTCTTGCCGCTCGAATAGCGCTTACACGGCTCATTGTGACGATTCTGGACTGCAAATCGTCGGATATCTGCTTTATGCTTCTGCCTTGCAAAATGGAGCCTGTGATGCTTGCTGTAATCTGCTGCTTGCCAAAAGCCAAATCAATGCCACGCTTTAGCGCAAGCCTTTCGGGGTAATATGGCATCACATCCGGCTGCTCCACAATTAAGCGCTTTACGGTCTGCTCGTCAAAAAGCGTAAAATTCGCACTTGGGTGAACGCTCTCGATGGTGTAAGCGGTGTAATTTCGATTCAGGGAGTAAATTCCCGGCGTAGCGTCGTTCACATAGGCAAGCGCCACCTCTTTTGCTTCCGTCGCACGTTCGGCCAGCTTGTCCCGAAGCGCTTCTAACCGTGCCCCGCGCCCCATCTGGTTCAGTCGCCATTGTTGGTAGTCCTTTTCAGTCCACTCCTTACCGTTGCGCTTCTGGCCTATCAAGTCCTGCATCTTCTTATCCTGATCGGCAAAATGCTTGAAAAAAGCATCTATTTCCTCTTGCAGTTCTTTAGCCGCCTGAGAATATACGGAGTTAATGCGGCGTTCCAGATCGGCAAGCGCCCTATCGGTTCCTCTATCGGCTTCATTCGGTCTGGCCATCCTCATCACCGCCGTAAACCGTATTTATGTCAGCGTCCGCTTTCCTTTTCAGGATTTCCGGCACTTCCTCCGGCAAAAGAAACGGGAGGTGTTTCAGAACCGTTTCTTCATCAAGGAACGCAGCCGCCGAAAGCACCATGTTTGTTTCCTCGGTGCGATTTATTACCTTGTTCCATGTAAATTCCGGCTGTGGATTGCCGATGCCAGCAACAGCGCAAATCTGCCGAATGAAATCTATCAGGAAATACTCGAAATCGGCGCATTTGTTGTCCTGCGGCTGATACGCAGCCGAAATCTCTGTAGCCGTTTTCTCAGCACCCGCCAGAGCCGTCACATCAAGCATCTGGGCATCTTCGTACAGGTCGCGGCGTAAAATATCCAGCATGGTTTTTCGGGCTTCTACGGGGACATCAAGGGTGTGAGCCTCTGCTGCTGTTCCATCGGCGCTATCTACCACATTGGCCTTTACGCTCTTCATTCTCTGAATGAACTGCGCCAAATCCTTATCATCCATAGCACCGGTATTGTGCAGAATCCAGTAAATTCCGCTGGTATCGTCGATTTGGTTGGCGAACCCGGATTTGATGAAATCATAGCAGTCAATGGAGCCACGCAACCCAACGAGTTCGCTTTCGTGGGTGTCGTTTCCATACAGCACAGCAATAGGCAGGCGGGTATAATTCTCGTCGCACACATCCACAACGCCCAAGGCGTTGCGCAGTTCCTTGTGGATATACGCGCGTTTATTTGCAATCAGGTGCGCGTCGTCGCTTCCCTCTGCGCTCCATTCGCTAACGCCGTCCAGCTCGTAAAGCGTAGCCCGGAAAACTGTTTTCTGGCCAGTTTCCCGGAACCAGTACCGGATTCCGGCCATCAGTTCAGACGTTTTTTCATCCAGCAGCGGAACGAATCCCGGATTCCCGGGAGTATCGGCGAACGAGAACACTTCCAGATGATCGAGATTCCAATAGCCATAGGAAACGCCCTGCGACAGTGCCAATTTTGCCGCCGCTTGAAGCTTAATATCAAAATCTGCACCAAGCTTTTCTTTTTCGTCCATGCTTACGCCATTAGCGCAAATATAGCCCACCTCCTGCGTCACAAGCCGCCGAAATGTGAGCGTTTTAAGCCGGTAGTCGCTGCTCCAAATATCAGGAGTTTTATTCCCGGATAAGGTGAAAAGGAATTTCTGGAATTTCTCAATAGTGATGTTGTGCTTATTGTAGTACGCCATACCATCAGCGGCATCTTTATACGCCTTGCTGCCCTGGTGTTCCCGCACGGCATCACGTATGAATTTCCCGGTAGTTCCCTTTGCAATGGCTTCTTCCAAATCTTGATAAATCTTCATGCGTTTTCTCCAATAGCAGAAATCTCAAAAAATCACAACAGCAACGCGGCCGCGGGTGAAATCTCGTTTTTCTTCTCCACTTTGTATTTCATGATGGTGCTGCAAAAGTACCTGATATCATCCATAGCATGGTCGTTATCCTTCACGACGGCGTCCTCCGTTTTCTTATCGTCCCATCGGTATAGCCCGAACTCCCGAATGGCATCCGTGCAGCAACGGTGAATTTTTATATTCCCGTTCTTGAGATATACCGCCGTGCGCCGAATACCATCAAGAACGGCGTTGTCCGCCTGCTGGACGCGGAACCTGCGGCGTTTCAGGGCGGTAATGAAAGATGCCGCCGAAGGGTCAATAATCGCCCTCTTGATTTCGTAGCCGTCCGTCAGGCTCTCCACAGCGTCGCAATATTCCTCGTCTGTGAGTTGCTTATAGTTGGCTCTGCCATCGTAGTAATACTCTTTGATTCTTACCGCCTTGTTGCCATCTACCGCCCATAAGCCACATGAAAACGGGTTTAGGGTGCCGTAGTCGATGCTTATGTAATAATCCGCGAATTCCGGCACTTCATCCGTGATATTCGCTTCGGAAAAATCATATACAAGTCCTTCGGCCAAGCACCACTCGCCCATAATGTACCGGCGGTAAAACACGCCTGTGTACATAGCCTCATATCTGGCAAGCGTTTTTTCTGAAAGCGACGGATTATCCGGCATTGTGAAATGCAGATACAGAGCGTTCCGCTCACTGCAACGCTTAATCCAGTTTACATAAAACCAGTGGTTGGGATTGTCCGGGTTGCAGGAAAACCACATCCGCGCCCCATCTACAGAGCATCTTGCAAGTGCCTGATTCACGAAACTTTCAGGCATGAGCGCCACTTCATCCAGCAGAACACCGGCCAGCGTGCGCCCCTGAATCAGCATGAAGGAACTTTCATCCTTGCCGCCGAACACCTCGAACCAATTCACCACAGAGCCGCGCTTGACTTCCAGCAGCTTGTCAGAGCGTCGCCAGCGGAGCGTGTATTTCTTCTTTGCGTAGCTCATGGAGATATATGGAACGATGATATTCTTTGTAGCACTGTCCACGGTCTTTCCGCAGATGCCGAACCGCTGGCCGCTGAACTCCCGCATAGCCCAATCGATGAATGCCACCATCATGATAGAGGTCTTGCCGGAACGCACTGCGCCGTCACAGATTAATGAATCATAGCGGCTGTATGGAAATGCCAATATTTTTTTCTGTTTATCGCTTATCGGCATTAACAAAATCCTCTATAATTTTTCTTTCCCTTTCAGAAATAGACCAAATAACTTTGTTTTCTTTCTTTGCCGCTGCTTTCTCTGCCGCTGCTTTCTCTGCCGCAACTCTATCCGAGCAAAGCAAGCCTTTCCCAAAAATAGTTTTTTGTTCTCTTTTTTGCATA